TCTTATTGATATGTCAAGAGCTTTTTCTTCAAACAAAGGTATTCGTCGATACGGGATTCAATTTCCAGAGCACATGGATGACCTTGGTATTGAGTTGTATTGCTACGCTATAAGTCGTGGGGAGTATGGGAAAGAGTATTGTACTAAACATAATATCAATATTGGTGACTTTAAATTACTATCTCCACACGAACACTTCATCAATGCCGTTAAACTGCAGTGGCCGACTGAAGTTTCTATCGTCAATCGTGGCTACACCAATACCCAATTATTGAGAACACTTGAGGAGCTTTGCAATAATACAGATATTTGTTTGGCTGGCGCGGCTTCTATGGGAAAGTCGTTTCCTGTTGGTCTATGGATTTACCTTGATTGGTGCGCTGCTCCACACTGCACCTCTTCTTGGGTCGCCACTACAACTCTCGGAGCTTCCGAGGATCGTATCTGGGGTATCATATCTAAACTTTGGAAGTGTGCTTCAGTTCAGTTTGGAAAGCTCATCGACTATCGCCACATGATTGTTTGGGGCGGCGCATCCAACGATGAGGATAAAGATTATCGTAATGCTATTAAGGCTCTAGCTTTTCAGTCCGGTAACGAGGGGCAGAAGGCTATTGATACCACCCGTGGTCGTAAGAATGACAGGATTAGGTTGGCCCTTGATGAGTTGCCAGAAATGGAACTTGGCGCTATTACCGCTAAAGTTAACTTATCTGCTAACAATGATGTGACATTCATTGGCATTGGAAACCCGTCTGCTGGTGACAATCCTCACACCCGCTGGGCTATGCCGAATGGTTGCTCTAACTTTGATTCTGTTAATCCAGACATGGATAAATGGGAGACAGGAACTGGCGTTTGCCTTTTCTACAATGGTATGCGTAGCCCTAACTTCGCCGCGCCTGCTAATGAGCCATCTCCTTTCCCCTTCCTCATGGATCGGAAGAAGCAGGAGATCATGCTTAAGCAGTGTTACGGGGACGAGAATGCTATCGACTATGTTCGGAACGCTATTGGCTGGTGGCCTAAGTCAGGTTTCGCTCAAACGATTCTCACCGCTGACCTAATCCGAAATGCCGACACAAACGAAGAGCCACTATGGGATTCAGAAGGATTTACAAAGGTCGCAGGGTTTGATACCTCTTTTACTGTAGGTGGCGACCGATGCGTTCTGACTATCGCCAAGTTAGGATATGTTCGCGGGACTCGCAATCGCGTCATGTATATGGAAAGTCAGAAGGTAATCCAACTATCTGCGAATGCCGCTGCTGAGTTTGAAATCCAACTTGCTACTGAAGTTGTAGCTCTGTGCCGTGCGGCTGGAGTGCAGCCATCCAAGTTTGGTATGGACGTTTCCGGTGATGGCGGGCGAGTAGGGCAAGCTATTATTCGTGAGTGGCTGCGCTTTGACGCTGGTGGTGCGGCTATCGCTCTTATCTCTTCTATGGGTAAACCTACTGATCGACTCGCCGCCGAAGTCGATAAACGACCATGTAAGGATGTTTATGATAGGTTGGTATCAGAGTATTACTACTCGGCTTATCACGCCTTCAAAAGCCGCGTTATCTTCGGTATTGATCCTGCATCTGATCTTGCTAGGGAGCTATGCCTGCGCCGATACACTATTAAGTCTAAGAAGATTGCCATTGAGACTAAAGACGAACTAAAGGGAAGAACAGGCTACTCGCCTGACTTGAGTGATAGTTTGATTTACGCGCTTGAAATGGCTAGACGCAATGGACTCGTATTTATCGGAAACGATAAAGCTGTTCCAACTAACCGATTCTGGGCACGGGAGGAAAAGCCAGTCGAATCATTCTCTGATGATGATGCTTACTCATCAGATGACAATGGAGATTGGTAGTGCAGGGACGGGTATGCATCCCATTTTCAGATGTGGGGTTGCCAAACTTATGAACGACCCAGCGTTCCCCCAGTTCGATGTGGCGGGATTTCCGCTCATCCGGTAATTATTACACCTGCCTGCAAAATTGTTTTAATCCATGATTCCTTCAAGTTCCAAAGCATTTGCTACCTCTTCTGGAACTACGATGCGGATAACTTTTTCTCCAGAAATAAATCCTAGAGTTTCTTTAAGTCGAATATCTTTCTTTGGAACCCAGCACTGATTGAATTTCTGCTGGAAAAGAATCTTATACTGATTCTCGCTTACTTCAGTTCCCTCGCAGATAACGCGAGGCTCAAACGTATTATTTGTAGTCATAAATTATGTAACCATTCTCTCTTGCCCAACCTACTTCGTTGTGGCATCGGTTGTGGCACGGACGGCAAAGAGCCATGAAAGAGGACTTATCGCACAAGAACTTACCCCTCCCTTTTTTGTGATGCAGGTCGCTTGCGGCTTGGTTGCATATTTCACACTGATAGTTTTTTTCTTCAAAGTATTCTGCTTTGGCTTTTTCGTAGTCGGCATTTTTAATCTTTCTTGATCCTGACAGTGGCTTTAACTTGCCCTTCCATTTTTGGAAACCCGTTTTTGCTTTAAGTGGCGTTTTTCTTCGTAGCATTGAAAGTATTCAGTTAGCTCCTGAAATCCGATGGTGGCCAACTCCATGTTTTCATATTCTGGTCTGTAGCTATTTGGGAATGGTTTTCCTCGTTCGTGCATGGCACTTGGGATTTCTGCTGAGTAGGGGCTGACTCGGAGTTTGTATAAACCCTCTTCGATCTCAAGGAAGACACGCATAGCTCGATAATCTTTTCTACTTGTTCTTTTTTTAGAATGCTCTTGGAGTTTACTTCAATCTGGTTTATTAAAGAGCCTGTGACTCCAATTTTTTCTCCAAGCTCCCTAACTGTCATGTTTAATCTTTTTCGAGTCTCACGCAGTTGCTGGGCGAAAGTCCTCCGTCCAATAGAACGAACAGTGCGTGATTGCTCGTAAGCCATCATGCAGCTATCGTATGCTTCTTCTAACGGATGTTTCATTTGAATCAAAATAAACTAGAACTATTGACAGGTCAATACATTTTTAATACCCCCGTGAATTATGGATAACGCAAACGATGACAATGCAATTGCACTACAGTTGATTGCTGCTGTTCGTACAAGTGTTCTAGTAACAAATATGTCTTTAGCTGCTGCTCTTGAAAAACCATTTGTGGCAACATACGAAAATGATGAAGGCATTCTGATGATGGCACTCAGGCCAGACAATACCTCCATCCTAGTAGCTTGCGGACTAGAATCCTCTACTGTCATTAAGAGCCATTTTGTTATTCGTGGCGAAGGCATTGAGGAACGCCGATCAATCTACAAGTGCGGAACGAAAAGCGATGCCGATGATGTTTGGGAAGTTCTGACAGACAAGCTAGATGAATGGTCTACCGGAGACATAGACACGATTGAAATAGAGTAATTATCGGTTCCGATAAAAAAGATGCTTGACATCGAATACAACATCTAGTAGTTTCTTTCGCGTGTGAGAAATCACGCCTTCGGGGTGAGAGCCGAAGTGAAGAATAAAATTAAATAAACAAATAAAATATATGATCCCTTGTGGTGGTTTCACCACTCTCATGCGTCAGTTGCCGCTTTTATTCGCCATCACAAGGGGTCGCCTTTTTTTTAAAATGATACCTATAAAACAACCTCAACGCCTATTCACCAGAATGAAGAAGGCAGTATTGAGGGAAGACATGATGGCATTAACTCAAGATGTAACTCAAGCGTTGGTTCTTGGACAAATGCTGTATTGGACAAAGACGCTGGATAAAGTCAACGATTGGTTATTTGAAGAAAACAAACGACTCGCTGAAGTTGAGCTTCCGCAACACGAATATAACTATGGCTGGATTTACAAATCAGCACGTGAAATGCGTGAGGATTTGATGAATGCTTTTAGCGAAGATGCAATCCAAAGGGCGTTTTCTTCACTCGTAACAAAAGGGATTTTGATGAAGAGGAAAAATCCGATTGTTCGTTACGATAGGAAACTTCAGTATCGAGTTGACATAGTTTTTCTGCGTCGATTGCTTAAAGATCGTGGTTATGAAATGACCGATTTCCAGTTGGCAACCATACCGCAAGAAGCGGAGTTCATTCCGCAAGGTGCGGTATGTATGACGCAAGGTGCGGAAACAATAACAGAGATTAATACAAAGATTAAAAACATAGAAAAACCCCTAACCCCTTTTCAAGGGGAAGAGGAAAACTCGGCAATGGCCTCGCATTCCTCAGTTCAACCTAATGTTTTCCAGACCTCCCTACATGAATCTCAAGCTTCGGGTTCAGCTACCGCCGAACTGAAATCTGCCGATGGCAAAAAAAAGACCCCCCG